GCGAACAAGACGCTCCAGAACGTGGCAGACAACATCGACTCGGATATCTTCGAGCCGCTGCTGCAAATGCTCTACGACTTCATCATGCTCACTGACTCCACTGGAATGCTCCGTGGTGACGAAAATATCGTGGTGGATGGAGTCCGCCAAGCGGCGAAGCAAGAGCAGGACCTCACGAGGCAAATGGAGTTCCTCAACACCGTCAACAACCCGAACTACCAGGCGCTTATCGGCCAGGACGAGATGGCGCGGATCCTTCAGAAGATCGCGGACAACACGGGGATGGAGATCAAGATCAAGCAGCCCGGCGACGACCCGAACGCGCCCCCGCCTGGGATCTGGACGCCCCCGCCCCCGCCCACCCCGCCGCCCCCGCCGCCCCCGCCGCACGTCATGGTGCAACTCAAGGGCGCCGTGGACCCCGCGCAGTCGGCGCAATTGGCCGGATTACCCCCGCCAGCGCACGGCGGCGGTCCGAACCCCACTGGCAACAACACCCCCATGCCCGGCCCGGCCTCGGCGCCTGGTGCGGGGGGCGTGGCAGGGCTCAAGCCCGCGCCGCAGGTTGCGCCCACGAATACTGTTGCGAGCAGCGTGAGCGGACGATAATATGTCAACTCAAGCAAAAACCGGCCTTTGAGGAATCGAAAATGAGCGGAAAAATCCACGCGAAGAAGCCCATCAGCCAAGCGACGGGGCCGACTTTCGACCACAACGACCCTCTGAAATTTACCAATCACGGCAAAACGAGCGGCAAGACCATGAGCAACGGCGTCGTCAAGGAAGCGAAGGGACCGACCTTCACCGAGAACAGCACCCACATCGAGACCATGAACGCGGACAAGCCCGCGGAAGGATCGAAGGTCATGTCCGAGAAGGCGTGGTTCGATCCGCACTCGACCAACAAGCCGCGCAGCGCCGAGAACGCCCCGGTGCAGACCGGCGCCGCGTCGCGCCTCAAGAGCGAGTACCGCAAGTGAGCAAGCCCGGCACCAAGTCTCCTCGTAACTCCAAGCCGAAGAATGGGCAGTATACAAAGCTGCCCATGGCCGACGGCGCGAAGGACATCAAGGAAGACAACATCTCGTTTGCAGGTGGAATCCCCAATATCGGCCCCGCGCCGACCAGCCGCGTCTACACTCGCGACTACGCGAAAGTGGGCCGCACCGTTGGCGACAAGGACCTGGTGACAGTGGCCTTGGGGAACCCGCTCCGTCTATGAGCTTCAACCGAAAGGAATTCGCGGAGAACGTTCTCCGCCTCAAAGACAACGCCCACTTTAGGCATTATGTACTCACGTTGGAGGATACCTACAACCGCTCGGTTGAGGCCCTCCTGACGAACGATCACCCAGACGAGGCGCAGCGGGGCGAGTGCCGTGCATACCTCAAACTCCTGAAACAACTCACTCAGAACGGAAACACACCATGACCACTGCAACGTACAACGAGACCCCGACTCAGCAGTCCAACCTCCCGCCCGCCATCCAGCGCCAGGTGACGGAGGCCAACAACCTGATCAAGCAGTTGAACGCGAAGCCGGGGGAGATCCCCGCCGGCACGGTGGTCCAAGAGATGCCCGGCAACGATGTGCCCGGCGCGAACCCGACCGGTGGAACCCGCCGCTGGGAACCCGCGAGCCCGAGCGCGACCGCACAACCGTCGACCGCGCCGGCCGCGCAGCCCGCCCCGCCGAATCCTGCCGACACCGTGGCACCAGACTCAGCGGCATGGGAGCAGCGATACCGGACCTTGCAGGGTAAGTACGATGCCGAGACCCGCGCGACGCGCGAGATCCTCGCCGCTCAGCAGCGCACCATGGACGCTCTGATCTCCCGCGACCATTCGTCCGTCGCCCCCACGCCGCCCCCGCCGGAGCAGACCAACGAAGAGTTCCTGCGGGAACTGGGCGTCACGCCGAAAGAGATCGAGGACTACGGCGAGCTTCTCCCCATCGTGGCCAAGATGGCCCGAAACATGATCAAGCCGACGGCCGCCAAGCTCGAAGCCGAACTGAACAAGACGCGGCAGGCCGCTGGCACGGTTGCGGCCGCTCAGATCGAGCAGTCCAAGAATCTGATGTTCCAGACCATGGACGCCAATCCGGCGATCCAGGGCTGGCGCCAGATCAACGAGGATGACAATTTCCTTGCATGGCTGGACTCAGTTGACATATTCTCTGGTACAACGCGTCGGGTAGCACTGACGAATGCTTTTCAAGCGCTGGACACGGCACGGGTTACAGCGATATTTGAGAAGTTCATACAGGAAGACTCTGCTCGAAGATCAGCGTCCGGTCCCTTAGTGAACCGCGACACACTGATCGCCCCCGGCACGCCGAGGGGAGGATCGACGGAAGCTCCTGGAGGCGCAGCGAACGGTAAAAGAATTTTGTCCGAAGGCGAGATAAAGGACTTTTACTCACGTGTCAGACGGAAGCAGGTCACTGCTGAAGAGTACGGACGATTCAGCGCTGAGATTGCTGCCGCAACCGCCGAGGGCCGGATCAAACCGGACGTGCGGGATCATCACGCTAACAGGTAAATTTTAAAATCGGAGTGCGTCTCCGGGAGTTTTGAAGATGAGTGCGTATCCAATTTCAGGCAGTCCGTATGCTGGTACCAACCAGAATCCGGCCTACTCGGGTGTCTTTATCCCGACCATCTGGTCCGGCAAGTTCGTGGAGAAGTTCTACGACGCGACCGTACTGGGTGCCATTGCGTCGACGGATTACGAGGGTGAGATTCGCAACTACGGCGACACCATCAACATCCGCACGCATCCGACGATCACGATCAATGCCTACAGCGCCAACCAGGCTCTGTCGGTGCAGCGCCCGTCAAGCTCGCTCGTGACTTTGCAGATCAACCAGGGCGCCTACTTCAACACGGTCCTCGACGACGTGATGGAGATCCAGGCCGACGTGGACCTGCTGAGCAACTGGGCTGACAACGCGTCCGAGCAGATGAAGGTCTATGTCGACACGGCGGTCCTCGCGATCACCAGCATCGGCAACCTGACTGCCGCCGCGAACCAGGGTCCCGCAGCCGGCAATTTCTCCGGCTCGATCAACCTCGGTTTCTCGGTGAACACCTTGACGGCTGCGGCCACCTACGGCATCCCGCTGTATGTCGCGTCCACCACGCAGGGTACCGGCGCCGGCACCAGCGTCACCAACGCCCGCAAAGTGATCGACTCGATCATCGACTTCGGCCTGGTGCTCGATGAGCAGCGCGTTCCGGAGACCGGCCGCTTCGTGGTCGTGCCGCCCTGGTTCGCTGCGATGATCAAGCGTTCGGCCTTCCAGCAGGCGTACCTGACCGGAGACGCGGTGTCCATCGCGCGCAACGGCCGCCTCGGCATGATCGACCGCTTCACGATCTACGTGAGCAACCTGCTCCCGCAGGGCACCGTGACCGGTACCGGCAACGAACAGACTGGCACCGGATATCCGGTTCTGGCGACTGTGCTGGGCGTCGCGAACAGCGCGGGAACGATCTGGTCGACCGGTGCGAAGTACGGCGAGTACGCCGTGTATTTCGGCCATAGCCTTGGCCTGACGTTCGCCTCGCAGATGACGAAGGTCGAGACCCTGCGGTCCGAGAGCACCTTCGGCACCTTGATGCGCGGTCTGCAAGTCTGGGGCTTCCAAGTTGTCAACCCGACCCTGGTCGGAGTGGCGATTGTTTGCAACAGCGGGCTCTGATGATTGACTGATCGCCCTCTTGGGCGAGATCCAAGGGGGCCGTCTCTATGAGGCGGTCCCCTTTTCTTTTTTGGAGAGGCATATGAGCACGACAGCGACGAAGACGATAGACGACGCCCTCCTGGAAGCGCGCACCATCGTGAATGACGCGTCGCTGCCGTACCGGAGCGCCGACGCCGTCTTCATCCAGTATCTGAACTCTGCGCTGCGCTCGGTCTACGCGCTGCGGCCAGACGCCTTTATCGGATCCCTCACGCAGGGCGTCCTGACGAACGTGGCGATACCCACGTACTCCAGCGCGGACTTCCAGACGATCAACGGCATCGCCAACCCGACGCCCCCCGCGCCTGCGACGCCCTTCCCGGTCGATGACCGACAGTTCTTCTACCCCGTGGTCGCCTACATGGCTGGCCGCATCGAACTCGCTGACGACGAATTCGTCGACGGCGGCCCACAAGTGGCCAACCGAGCGATGGCGCTCATGTCCTCGTTCAAGCAACAACTCACGGGGATGTAAGTCATGCCTGTTGTCACACTCGATGGTGGAGCAAGTTCAGCAGCACTCGGCGGTCAAACGATCACCTACGTGAAGCAGATGGTCGCTCAGCAGATCGCTGGCGCCCCTGACACGCTGATCGCCTCGACGCTCCAGCGCGTCCTCAGCGACTTCTATACGCGCTCCACGGCGTGGCGTGAGAACGTCGGCCCCTACGCGATCAGCAGCGGGATTGCGGACGTGTACCTGAATCCGGTCGACCAGAACACGCAACTTCAGTTCGTGCTGGGCGCCTTCATTTACCCGGCGGTGAACGGCGGCAACTCGCCGCAGCAGATCTACCCGTCGACCAGGCAGTTCCTCGGCGGCTCGCCCGCCCTGCCGAACCGCTACTACATGAAGACGCCGGACCACATGATCCTGTATCCGGTTCCGGATCAATCCTACGGCTCGATCCTGTACGCCTATGGCGCCCTGGTCCCGACCAACCTCGCCGCCGTGCTGCCGAACATGAGCTACACGCACCACGTCGACGCCCTGATCTGGGGCTGCTTCGCGCGCCTCTACGCGATCCCGAAGCGCCCGTGGAGCGACAAGGAACTCGCGATGTCATTCGAGAAAAAGTACCGACAGGAAATTCTTCTGTATAGGGACCTTGCCAACAGGGGCTACGGCAACGCGGACACCGGCTTCAGGTTCCCGCCGTTCGCTGGCCGCGCTGGTTCGCAGATCCTCCCGAAGGCGGTGGGATAATGACCACGTTCGTTTACAACTCAGCCCGCACAGCCTTCGCAACCGGCGCCTTGTCATGGCCCACCGCTGCTGTGAACTGCTGTCTTGTGAACGCGAACTATTCGCCGTTGCCGACGGACACCAATATGACGGCGATCCCGTCAGGTGCGCGCGTGTCGCAGGGCGTCGCGCTGACAGCGCTCAACGTGCAGAACGGAATTTGTTCCGGACTGATACCGGTCTACAACGCATTTATCGCATCGGCGCCGGTCGTCGGAGTGGTGCTGTACATCCTCGGTTCGAGCGACGCCGCATCACAGCTTATCTATTACTCCAGCGACGGAGTCGGCTTTCCATTTACACCAGCGGGGTTCAACTATTACATCGCGTTCGATCAGAGTTCTGGCGGCTTCTTCCAGGTGTGAGTCATGGCGTATACATCGCCGACCTACCTGACGAGTCAGTTGTACCCGATCAACGTGATCGAGCAAATGAATTCAGGGATCACCGCAACGCTGCTCGCGAGTCCGTACTACGGCAACTGGGTGAACCTACCGGACCAGTTGAACACTACGCTCGCGATCAACTCGGGAACGATGTCGTACTTCGGAACGATCTCGTACACCAACTGGCCGAATCTGCCGGATCAGTTGAACTCGACGCTGGCGATTAACTCAGGAACGCTGCCCCTGAGTCTGGTCTCGTATTCGAACTGGCCGAATTTGCCGGACCAGTTGAACAGCAGCTTGGCGATTAACTCAGGAACGCTGCCCCTGAGTCTGGTCTCGTATTCGAACTGGCCGAATTTGCCGGACCAGTTGAACAGCAGCTTGGCGATTAACTCGGGTACATTAATGTGAAACACGAAACCATCAATGCAGGCATGACCGTCCGAATGAATGGCAAATACCGCATGGAGGCCGTGAAGGCCGACGGTACGAAGCGATTCCTCGGCGAGTTCAAGAACCTGATCACCAACAACGGGCTCAACGCTGTCGGTTCCGGACTGGATATCTTCTCGCTGTGCTGCGTCGGCACTGGTTCGACCACGCCCGCCGTGACCGACACATCCCTCACGACCTGGCTGGCATCGACGGGCGCCACGCTGTCCTATTCACAGAGCAACTCCTCCTCTTCGCCATGGTATGGAATTCAGACTGTCACTTACCAGTTCGCCATCGGCGTCGCGACCGGCAACCTCACGGAGGTCGGCATAGGAAACACGAAGTCCAGCTTGTTCAGTCACGCGCTGATCGTTGACGGGACGAACACTCCGACGACTGTTACCGTACTGTCTAGCGAAGCGCTCAATGTTACCTACGAGTTGGAGTATTGGTCTCCGGCCTCCGACGTGACGGGCAACGTCAACATCTCCGGGACAAATTATCCATACACAATCCGCGCTTCTCGTGCGAACACGACCCAATGGGCGCCGAACATCAACGGCGGCGCTATCGCGGTGGCCAGCAACGGAACTTATCCGGCGGCGAGTACACTCGGAACAGTGACCGGATCGCCGTCTGGATCCAACGGCGGCCCCGCGAGCACCATTGCTAACGGCACCTATAGCGCCGGGAGCTACTCGTGCACGACCACACTCACGTGGAACTTGTCAACCGGCAATCTGACCGGAGGCATC